GCTTTAGATAAAGCGGTGGTGGTTACTCCCGACCGTTTTGTGGTCATTTCTCTTCAGTGGGCGCTTTGGAAAGCTGAGCATGGCCAGTGGGATGATGTTCAGCAGATAGTCGAGGATCTCTGGGCACCTATTGCAGCTCTCACAGAGAAGTAGTCCTTCTAGTAAGGATCATGACAGCGAGGACATGCTCTGGTGAAAGGCGGGGCGTTAAAATGAGGGATGGAATGAACTGGAAAAGCAGGAGACGAGAGATCGCACAAAATCACAGACAGGCCAGGAAGGCCTATTCCGAGGCAATTCGTAGAGAAAAAATGAAGGAGATAGTAAAATGCAGGAAGCAAAGTTCAGCATAAATATTAAGTATAACTGGCGGGGATACGATAGTCAGATTACTTTACGGTCCGATGATGATTGTAATGAGCTTATCAAGCAGTCCTACCAGGTTATCGCCGAGCTAGAAAAGCTCGGAGTTACTGGTCAGAGACGATGGGAAGCTGCCAAGAATGGCAGTGGGAAGGAGACTCAGGCTCTGCCAAAGCCCAAAAGCCAGTACGCTATGGGAACTCCTTCCAAGTCAAAGACGGCTGGTAATGCTTCAGCTTCTAGTCTGGCAGCACCCGAGGCGAAGGGCGAGACAGGATCCCTTAGAGTGGATGCGGAGACTGCCTGTCCGCTTTGCGGGGTGGTCGGAGATATCGAATTGATTGGCTTCTACCGGGGGGACGTTTATCGCCAGGCCTGGAAGTGTCAGGCGTGCGGTAAGTGGTTGCCTCAGTAGGATCTTATATTGTGTGGGGGGTGGTTCCGATTTATCGGGGTTGCCCCCCCTAGAAAGGATACAAAAATGCACAGCACTATCAAAGAAGCCATTATATTACACCTCGACGAAGCCTTTCACATTTTAAGTGGTGTAGTAGATAAGTCTCTTGATGAGCTCTATCTTCTTGATGAGATTGGTGATGCTTTATCGCACATTAAGGATATAGATGCTGATGAATTATAGGTTGATGGGGGATGGGGATTCTTGTCCAGGCCTCCTCCTAGAAAGTAGACCTTAAAATGGGACATGCAGGCCGAGATAATTGGGTGTGCCTCGATTGTGGAGCTACTCATCATCATAAAGGCAAGTGCGATCAGTGTGGCGGTCCCCTCAAGGCCGATAGGTTCTTGACTGAGGACGATTTCGACCGACTCGCCGAGCGGATGTCGCTCGATTCGCCGAGCGTGGTTGCCGGTAGTAAAGGCGCATCACCTTGATCAACAGTACTACCCGCCAGATGAGGATCCCTATAAGTGCCACAAAGAATGTACAGAGTAAACCGAAGCCCACATCCGTTAAGATCAGGTAATCACCGATTATCATTTCATATTCTCTTATGTGCTAATCTTAATTATTATATCATCTTTCTGTTGTGGGTATATCTTTTGTGTATTTCAAGCCTGTCGGTATTGGCTATGATATTTCCTCTCTTTTTTTATTGTTCTGTCCATAGTTAGAAGGTATTGACAAATCTTCTCATATGTGGTATGAGTTTCAGTAATGAATTTGTATCAATTGCCTATCCTAAAATGTTTACGGTGTGGTCATACGTGGGTCCCTCGTATTCAGGATTTACCAAAGCGCTGCCCCAAGTGCCGGTCTATGTATTGGAATAGGCCGCGAACTTCAGCCTGGCAAGCGAAGCATGATCAGAACGTCTTATTATCGCTTAATGCCGCTCTGCCTGGCGCCGGTTGGAGTGTAGAAAATGAGATATAACCGAAATAATATCTCACTTTTTTCTCAACGCTTTTATACTTCCTCTGAAAGGGGGGTAGCCATGGTCTCGTCAACGGATGTTATCAGTGCCTGGCAAAATCGCATGATCATATCTGGATATAGTCATTATACTATCTATAATTACCTTCTTATTGTCCGCCGCTTCCTTAATCAATTCCCCAAACCTACTCTTTTTGATATTGAAGCGTGGCTGGCCGCATCTAGGCAGTCTTACACTTTGCCAACTCTCAAAGTATATTCCGAGGCTTTGCGATCCTATTTTTCTTTTTGTTTCGACCATGGATTGTCTGATCAAAATTTAGCTTCTCGGATTCCTATCCCTCGGATTCCGTTTAAGCGGCGTACTGCTCCTCATCCTGATGAAGTTGTTAAGCTCCTTCGGCTCCGACTTCCCAATCGCACCAAAGTGCTACTTTATTTGCTTATTGATACCGGTCTTCGAATCGGTGAGGCAACCTCTATTCTTTTAGCCGATATCGATTTATCAAGGCTTAGTATATCTGTCACTGGTAAGGGCGGTGATCAACGCCAGGTCTATATTTCTCTTTCAACTGCTGATGCAATCCAGCTATATTTGCTTACTAGGCGATATAATTCTGTCTACCTCTTTCCTGGACAACGTGCCGCAACCTGGAGCCATAATGCCATCAATCACCATATAGGTAAGCTTTGTAGAAAAGCCGGGATCCCTCATTATTCAGCTCATCAGTTTCGACATTTCTTCGCTACTTCCACCATCAATGCGGGCGCCAATATTCGTGCCATCAGTGAGATCCTCGGTCATAAGGATCCAGGAATAACGCTTAAAATTTATGTTCACAATGATGAGGATCTCAAGCGCACTCAGCATTCAATCTATTCACCTTTAGAAGCTCTTGTTAAGGGGGTCAAATAATGCCGCGCCGCTGGTCTACTCAAACCAGGGCATGGGCTTATCGGTTTTTAGTTCTACGAGACGGGGAATTCTGTCAGATATGCGGTAGATTCCCGACTACACCTTTCGCACTCGATATCGATCATATAGATGGTAATAAGAAGAATAACGATGAGTCGAATCTGCGTTTACTTTGTAGGCGTTGTAACGTATCTCTTGAGAATACCCGTCGGCCATTCCGCCCAAGTGTCCAAGAGGAGAGAGAGAATCCCCGTACTAGGATATGCAAACAGGCAGCCTCATATCGAGATGGCAGTGCAGAGATGCAGGCTAACTACCTATTTGAGGTTGATTATCGATCATGGCTTTTGGCTTATATTCATGAAAATGGTTTTATTAGCAAGAAAGAAGCCATCAATGGGGGTGCTGAGGTTGTTGGCTGTAACCCTACTACATCAACAAAGTATCTATCTAAATTGACATCTTTTGTTGGACCACTCCGGGAGATTCGCGATATGTTGGGTGATGTAGTTATAGTCTTAAATGGCTCTGAGCCGAACAATGAGGGAACATGACATCAAAGAATCTTATACTCGCCATTACTGCTTGGAAAGTAGCTAATAGGGAAGGTTATATTTAAATGAAGGTCTTACAGCTTGCAGTCGCTCACCAAAATTGGCAATTGGCCGCACATGTTCTAGTGTTCACCGCTCTCCAGGTCAAAGATAATGGAGAAAAGGATGTCCAAAAAGAAAAAAGGCGCTCAACCAGGGAACAGGAACGCCATGACTCACGGCTTCTATTCCAAGGTCCTTGATGAGGCTGAGAAGTTAGAGCTCGAAGCTGCACAATCCATAGATGGAATAGATGATGAGATCGCTTTGCTACGGGTCAAAATTCATTCTCTTGTTGATAAAGACCCGGATAATATTAAGCTTATTATGGAAGCCACAAATACGTTGGCAAGGCTTCTTAGGACGAAATACAATCTCGATAAAGCTCAACAAAGAGGTGTCAAGGAAGCTATTGGCAATGTTATTAAGGATCTTGCGGTCCCTCTGGGTGTCGGCGTAGGAGTTGCTTTGAAATGATCAAGCTCAGACCTTATCAGAAAGCCATTGCTACGGCAATCATTGATAGTGTTCAGCGTCGCCGTGGTTTGACTTTTTCCGTTGAGATTGCGCGTCAGGGTGGAAAGAATGAGTTATCGGCTCAGATTGAGGTCTTGCTTTTAACGCTTCACATGTCCAGTGGCGGCAATCTTATTAAGTGTTCACCAACTTTCAAGCCACAGACTGTTATCTCTATGCAGCGCCTCAAGGACCGCCTCAATGACTGGGGTTATGCTGGCGTTTTTCATTCAGAGCTTGGTTATATTATCTGCCTTGGAGAGGCGCGTGCTATTTTTCTATCCGCAGATGAGAGCGCCAATGTAGTGGGCAATACTGCTCATATTCTCTTGGAGATCGATGAGAGTCAGGATGTATCCAAGGAGAAGTACACCAAGGAGTTTAAGCCTATGGGTGCTACCACCAATGTCACTACAGTTCATTATGGTACAACTTGGGATGATTCCACTCTCCTTGAAGAGGTAAAGCAAGCTAATTTAGAGCTAGAGCGCACCGATGGCGTGAGGCGCCATTTCCGCTATGATTGGCAAGAGATTGCAAAGTATAATCTCGATTATCTCTCTTATGTCGAGGCTGAGCGGGCGCGCCTTGGCGCCGATCATCCTCTATTCTTAACGCAGTATGCTTTGGTACCTATTCATGGCGGCGGCCGATTCTTATCTCCATCTCAGCGGGCGCAGCTCCAGGGAAGTCATTTACGTCATTACGAGCCATGTAAAGGTTCTGTATATGTGGCTGGGATCGATCTTGCGGGGGAAGCCGAGGAATTGGATGGGTCCGGTCTTCGCTCCATTAAGTCGCGTCATGACTCTACCGTGATCACTATCGCCGAGCTTGTTTTTCCTACCGGTGATTCTTTTATTAAAGAACCAATTTCCAATATTGTCCAACATTATTCTTGGACCGGTGTCAATCATCATGAGCTTCTTTCTCAAATCTTGGATCTAATTAAAGATACTTGGCATTGTAGGCGTGTAGTCGTTGATGCAACTGGCGTTGGGGAGCCTATTGCTAGTCTTCTTAAACAAGCCATCGGTAGTCGTCTTGTTCCTTTTCATTTCACTCAACAAAGTAAGTCTAAATTGGGTTTTAATTTATTAGCAGCGATCAACTCAGGCAGGCTTAAGATGTATCAAGCTGATGGATCCGAGGACCAACAACATTTCTGGTTTCAGGTAGAGAGAGCTAAGAGTATTTATAGAGCAAGCCAAACTATGAATTTCTATGTCGATCCCTCAGATGGCCATGATGATTATTTGATGAGCTTGGCTCTCTTGGTGGAGGCAGCCCGTGATTACCGGCCTAGGACAGCTAAAGGATCGGTTCCCGATGAATAATGAAAATATTCCACAGCAGCTTGCTCGCATGGATCGCGATCGCATTAGGCGATACAGCGAATATCTTACATTTTATAATGGTGAGCAGTGGCAGCGCCGCGCAACCCGAGGCGAGAAGCACCTCATCGTCAACTATTCCAAAGCTCTTGTCGACAAACTCTCTTCCTACCTCATGGCCGGTATAAGTTTCGCTGTGGATCCTCTCGATGACAGCGATGAAGCTATGGATAGAGCTAGATCCGCCGAGCGTATCATTTATCAGGTTTACAATGACAATAATCTCGAAGCCCTCGATTTCGATACTGAGGTTGATTGCGCCGTCCTGGGTGATGCAGCGTACAAGGTGACCTGGGATCTTAAAGAGAAGCGAGTTAATGTAACCGCTCCCGATGTCCAGGGTCTGTACGCATGGTGGCTCCCCGATGATGTCTCTACTGTCTATCGGGTTGCGTCACGTTATCAGCTATCTGCAGATGAAATATATGATCTCTATCAGCGCAAGTGTGCCGGTTCAAAGGCATGGGTCGTTGAAATCTGGACCAATAATATTTTTGAGCTATGGATCGACAAAGATTGTGTCGCCAACAATCCCAATCCCTACGGCTTTATTCCCATTATCATCTATCCCAATCTCCGAGAGCCGAAGAAGTTCTGGGGGGTATCAGATATACCGCCTATAATGGAATCGCAGAGAGAGCTAAACCGCGCCATTTCTCAGCTCTCACGGATATTGGAGTTATCGGGTAATCCCATCGCTGTTTTGGAGAATATAGAGTCTTCTGAGGACATCGCGGTTCAGCCAGGTGCTGTATGGAATATTCCGGAGGATGCCAGAGCTTATCTTCTCGATCTGCTACAAGGAGGAGGGGTCCGACTGCACATAGATTATATAGAATTGCTTTATCGTATCCTTCATGATATTTCCGAGTCTCCCAGGGCAGCGTGGGGTGGAACTGAGCGGGATTTATCCGGTGTGGCTCTCGAAATCGAAATGCAGCCACTTCTTCAAAAGGTTAGGCGCAAGCGGCTGATTAGAAGCGCCGTTTATAAGAAGCGCAATGAGATGATCATAGCTCTGTTTGAGAGATACACCGGGGATAGTTTTGGACCCTTATCACATCGTATCTTGTGGGGTCCGGTATTGCCTCGTGATCTCCAGCGTCTCGTAAGCAATGAAACCCAATTGATACAGAGTGGTGTTCATTCTCGAAAGCGGGCTATGGATGAGTTCGGTATTCAGGACCCAGAACAAGAGTTTGTCAATTGGCTGGAGGAGAGAAGACAGATCCTCCAGATGAATAGAGAGCTTAACGCTCGATCCTCTCCGGCAGAGAGTGTGTGAGAGCTTTAGCCTGTTAGGATACGTGTTAAGAAATAAAAAACAAAGGAGTTTCCAAAAGTGAACGAGAAAGAGAACGGGGAATTGAACGGGGAAGTGAACGAGAAAGAAATCACTGCATTGCAGGCAGATCTGGACGCAGCGAATAGTCAGGTCGACGAACTTAACGCTCAGCTTGCACAACGCGATGCCAGGATTGCTGAGATTCAGTCTCAGCTCACTGAGCAATTGACCATCGTCGAGGACAAGGAGCGCGAGCTGGTTACTCTCAGAGAATCTAGTTTACAGGCCGAAGGTAATATCGCTACGCTTTCCGAGAGTTTACAAGAGGCTATTACCAAGTATCGCGATACTGTGGTTGCTGCCAATCCCGATGTCCCTGGGGAGATGATCACCGGTGAATCAATCGCTGACATTGATGGGTCTCTCGATATGGCTAAGGCGTTGGTGAGCAAGGTGAAGGCTACTCTCGACGAGCAGGCGAAAGCCACTCTTGTACCAGCTGGCTCACCTGAGCGATCGGGTCCGGACATCTCTTCGCTGTCTCCCAGGGAGAAAATCGAATATGCCATTAGAAAGGAGGCTGACTAACAATGGCTATTACACTTGCCGAAGCATCCAAACTATCCAATGACGTCTTGTTAATCGGCGTCATCGAGACCATCATCAAGGAATCACCCATCCTGCAGAAGTTGCCTTTCATCGAGATTGTCGGCAACGGCCTCACCTACAACCGCGAGAGTTCTCTACCCACCGTGGCTTGGTATGACGAGAATGAGGATTGGGGTGCAGAGACCGCACCGACTTTCGAGCAGGTCACTGCTGGACTGGAGATCGTCGGGGCTAACGCCGATGTGGACAATTTCATCAAGGCGACTCGCTCTAATCTGCAGGACGTCGAGGCGGCAGTCATCGAGCTGAACGCCAAGGCGGTGCGCCATGAGTTCGAGGATACATTCATCAATGGCTTAGGCACTCAGGCAACCAAGGATTTTGTGGGTATTGACAAGATATGTCAAACCACTGGCCAGACCGTATCTATGGGCGATAATGGCGCATCGCTGACGCTGGATAAGCTGGACGAGCTCATTGATCTTGTCTTGGGTGGCAAACCCGACCTCCTCCTTATGAGCCGCCGCAGCAGGAGAAGCCTTAACCAGCTTTCTAGGGCGGCTGGCTCTTATCTCCAGGTCGAGCGAGATGAGTGGGGTGCTTTCATTGAGCTCTACAATGGTATTCCGGTAGCCATCAATGACTGGGTGGCCGATGACAAGGTGGTGGGCACATCGGGCGATTGTTCTACTATATATGCCTTTCAGATGGGAGAGGGAGCACTTTGCGGGTTGACTTCCCCCGGTGGCATCCAGGTGGAGCGTGTCGGCCAGCTAGAGGCCAAGGACGCCACCAGGACTCGCATCAAGTGGTATTGCGGGCTTGCTCTCTTCAGCACCATCAAGCTGGCCAGGCTCATCGGCGTCCGACCGCTTGCTTAGAACGGCCGTCTGTGGCCCAGGGTGGGGGGGGGAGAGGCAATCTTGGTTCTAAAGGTCGAACTCTCTCCTCTCCCTCCCCCTATATGGAAAGGAGCGTTAAATTGAACTTAACACAGATGAGAGCTATTGTTCGCCGCGATCTTCATGATGAGGACTCCGAGAACTATCGCTGGACAGATGATGAGCTAGATCGTCATATTGCTCACGCTGTGAAGGATTTTTCAGAAGCTATACCTTATGAACAAAAGGAAACCAAAGCTACCACCGCAGGCTCTAGGCATATAGATATCTCAAGTTTATCCGATAGGGTCATGATTCAGGCTGTAGAGTATCCAGTCGACAAATTCCCCAAGAGCTATCAACGTTTTGCTTTATGGGAAGACACTCTCACTTTTCTAGGTGATGACGTTCCCGATGGCTCTAATTGCTACATCTATTATGGTAAGCTACATACGCTCAGCGCCGAAATTTCTACCATTCCATCACAGTATGAGGACATCGTAGCTCTCGGCGCCGCTGGTTATGCCTTGGTGGAGTGGGCAGCATTTGCCATCAATCAAGTCAATCTGGGTGGCACTGACACTCCCGCCATATTTAGACGACACGGCCAGGAAAATCTATTGCGTTTCCGCAAGGAACTCAAGCGCCTCGGTAGGCGCTCGAAGGCACGTACTAACAGGCTCTATATTCCGGCAACGCCAATAAGAAGCATGACGTCCGACTCCGGTCCATAAATTGTTAAGGAGGACATAATGAGTAATTCGAAAGTAAAAGAAGGCCTACCTCCTACCAAAGAAGGCTTGCCCAAGGAGGCCTTTGCTATTGTGG